CGCCATCTCGACCACGCACGGCCTTCCGTTCCCCTGCGAAGACTGCAAGACCGACCCCAACCTCAAACCCCTAAGCGACCCGAAGTCGTGGCGCGCGACGTACAAGCAGCGCCGCGAACAGGAAGCCCAGAAGCGCCGGCAGACGACCGCCGACCAGGAAGCACGCCGAGACGCCGCACGACACGAAGCCGCACGCAAGAAAGCCCAACAACTCGACGCAGCCCGCGCCGAACTACACCAAGGAGAAAAGCCATGACCAGCACCGACCTGAAGCCCGGCGACTTCGTCCGGCACCCCGAGAAGGGGCGCGGCATCATCGACCGGACACTCGCGCAACAGCTCGGCGTGTACTACATGCGTGACGGCGGCTCCTTCGCCTGGACCTCTGACTTCACCGGCTGGGAGCGCGTCGAGACCGTCCGCCCCGGACACGTTCAGGTGCGCGTCGACGACCTCGACCTGCGGTCATGGGCGGTACTGGGAGAGGACCACTACTCGTCAGCCGCTTTCCGCGCCGGCGTCCGCGTCGCCAAGGCTGTCACCGCTCAGCGCGCCGAGAGTGCACCGCCCGCCGAAGAGCAGGAGCGCGACGAGAAGCCGACGAGCACCACGGTCACGCTGTACTGCCCCGACTGCGGCGAGCCGATCACAAACACCGCCATGGTCGAGGTCAACCGCGAGGGTGAGCGGTATCTCGACTTTTGCAACGTAAACGTCCACACCTGCCCGCCCGAGCAGCCCGACGAGCCGACCGAGTTCGGCGCCCGCGTCACCGTCACCCTGCCCGACGGCACCCGCGAGAAGTGGTGCCGTCTCGGAAAGCACCACCCTGCGCCCTGGCTCGGCGAAACCTACGACGTGCCAGGCGAGGAATGGCGACTCCTCTGCGGACGAGGCACCGTGACGCTCGGCTGGGACGAGTGATGGCTCTCGACGAGAAGGCTTTTGCCCGCGCTGTCAGGGATGGTCGCTGCTACGCACACGACGGCCGCGAGCATGACTACCAGGCCGAAGCCGCCCATCGGTTCTACGTAGAGAACAGCATCCAGCCAAGCACCTGGGAATGGATCTCCACGACCTGCGCGACGCCGCTGTGCCTCAACCCCGAACACATGGCGTTCAAGGCGCCCAAGAAGCTCGCCTACCCGAGCTACATCTGCATCTACTGCGGCCGCAGCGGGCACACAGTAGACCACCTCTTGCCGCGCTGGTTCGGCGGCGAGGCAAAGCGTGCATACGTCGTCACCGTGCCGGCCTGCGGAACGTGCAACAACCTGCTCGGCGACACCCTCACCTGGTCAATCACTGAGCGCCGCTCCATCTGCCACGCCCGGCTGCGACGTAAGTTCCGCAAGGTGCTCAATCACGTCGAGTACGGCCCAACCGACCTCAAGGCATTCGGTCCGATCCTGCGCAAGGCCGTCATCCAGGGCATGCAGGACAAGGCCGAGGTGATGCGAATGCTCGATTGGCCGATCGACCCGCTCTACGACGACCGCGCCTGCGAGAAAGCCGGGATCAGCGACCCGTACGAGATCGGCCTCATCATCAGCCAGGTCGAAGCCGACCGGATCGCTGCAGAGGTGACAGCTCCACCACGACGCGAGCGCATGCAGAAGCTCGCCTCCTGACAACCCCACGACCAAGAAAGGCCCCTCAGATGCCATTCGAGAAGTTCACCCGACCGAAGCCCGGACAGATCTCTACCCCGACGCTTCGGATCGGCCCAACCGGTCACATCTCCATGTCGACGAGCGCGCACGAAGCGATCGGCGCCCCCGCGGACATCTACCTCCTTTGGGACCCCGACGCGGCGAAGGTAGCCATCCAGGCAGCACCAGAACGCGATGACGCTTCGTATCGCTTCAAATCCAGGCAGACCACCGCCGCACCTTTCGTTCGGCACATCCGCTTCGACAGCCCTGAGCCGGTCACTTTCCCGGTGACCATCGAAGGCGACATGGCGATCGCTGAAGTGAGCGAGGTGGTCGGGCGATGATCCCCAACTACACCCGCACCCGCGGCGCCGACATCGCCACGCGCGGAGATGACTGGCACAACCGCGCCGCATGCATCGGCCACGAACGCACATTCGACGACGCTGACCTCGAACTGCACACCACCAGCCGCAAGCCAACATTCGACGCCACCCACGACGCCCTCGCCATATGCGGAGGATGCCCCGTCAAAACGCAGTGCCTCACCGACGCGCTACGCATCGAAAAGGGCACTCGCAGCGCAGAACGCTTCAGCATCCGAGGCGGACTCACCCCAACCGAACGAGCCAACACGAAGAAGGCAACAGCATGAGCACCAACAAGATCACCGTCGAAGGACACCTCCCCAAGGACTTCCAGATCCAGTACGGCCAGGACGGCAAGCCGCGACTGAGCATCAGCGTCAGCGACAACAAGAGCCACAAGGACGAGCAGACCGGCCAGTGGGTCGACGACTCGCCGACGATCTGGTTCGACGCAACGATCTGGGGCGCCGAGGCCGAAGCTTTCGCGGAGAAGGCCGTCAAGGGTGCGCGGGTGAGCATCACGGGCCGTCTCATCCTGCGCGAGTACACCACCGGCCAGGGTGAGCAGCGCACCGCCCATACGATCGAGTTCCCCGCCGTCCGTATCGACCCGCCCAAGCAGCAGCAGGGCTACACCGGCCACCAGCGCGACGACGGGTCATGGACGCCGAACCGTCAGTCTGCTTTCAACTCGGCGACCGGCCAGGGTGGGTTCGGGCAGCAGGGCGGCGATGACCCGTGGGCCGGGCAGGGCGGCACGGCGGGAGCTCCGTTTTGAGCCGCCTACTCGCCATCGACCCCGGCAACACCGAATCCGGGTGGGTCGTCATCGACGCCAACACGTGCCAGCCGCTCGAGTTCGGCAAGAGCAACAACTACGACCTGCTCGAAAAGGTCTGGGGTCGAGCGCACACGCACGACTTCATCGAACTTGACGATCCCGTCTTCATCGAGATGGTCGCTTCGTACGGCATGGCCGTCGGTAAGGACGTGTTCGAGACATGCGTCTGGATCGGGCGCTTCGCTGAGGCATGTGGCCGCGACTCGAATGGTGAAGCGTCGCAGTTCGTGTACCGCCGGCCCGTGAAGTTGCACCACTGCCACTCCGCCAAGGCGAAGGACAGCAACATCCGTCAAGCTCTCGTCGACAGGTTCGCTCCCGGCCAACCCAACTACGGCAAGGGCACCAAGGCTCAGCCCGGATGGTTCTACGGCTTCAACGCCGACATCTGGCAGGCGTACGCACTCGCCGTCTACGCCGCCGACACGCAACTCGCCCCCGAAGGAGAAACGCTGTGACCTGGTTCCCTAGCCACCCCGGCGGAATCATCACCTGCGACGCACCCACATGCGACCGCAAGCGCCGCTACTACTGCCCACCGTCGGAGCGCGATGAATGGACTGCCCGCACGGTGGGCACCGGAATCATCGACTTCTGCCCCATCCACCGCGACACGAAGGATGCCTCTCATGGCTGACACCTGGGTCTGCCCCGACTGTGGGCGCGACGACCTGCCCAGCCCCGACCATGTCTGCACCGAACGGGAGGAGACCCGATGAACCGCAAGCCTCTCGCTCACATCCTGCTCCACCACGGCGCCGGTGACAGCGCATTCCTCATCGACGGGTGGAAGGTGCCAGCCTTCATCGAACCCGAGTTCGACGTGACGACCGACGAGTTCGGCATCGTGCGCTGCACGGTCACGTTCCTGTGCGACGAGGTGACCGTGCTCTCACCGTGGGAGCCGCGTCGCGTCGCAGCGGAGATCGTCAAGGGGGAGACCCGATGACCACTCCCGCGCAACTGCGACGAAAGATCGACCGTGACCGCCGAGCACGCCGAGCCGCACACGCGATGAAGCGACGACCGGGCGGGGTGCGGACGAGCATCCTCACCGCCACCGTCGCCGTGGATCGCCTGCACGCCTCGATAGAGAGCGCCGCCCATTCCGCAGTGCGCGCCACGATCGCCATGTCCAAGATGGAGGAGACCCGATGACCAGGAAGATCACGCCCGCCCAGCTCGACGACATCGAGGCGGCGGCGCGGGCGGCGACGCCGGGGCCATGGGTGGCCGAGTACGGCGGTGGGGAAGAAGTCGTGCTCCCGTCGGACGCGCTTTCGACCCTGGAGGCGGTGTGCGTGACCAAGCTGTTGCACCGGCAGGCGGATGCCAAACACATTGCGGGCCTGTCTCCTGACGTGGCCTTGGCACTGGTGGCCGAGGTGCGGGAGCTGCGCGCAAAGGTGGAGCGGGTGCGGGAGGTGCACGAGCCGTACGGCTGCAGCGAGCCGGGATGCATCGACGGATGCGCTGAATGCGAGAGCGAGTACGGCTGGCCGTGCGACACGATCAAGGCGCTCGGGGAGGAAGCATGACCAGCGCACCCGACGTCGAGCGGCTGGAGAAGGTGGCGCGGGCTGCGCTGGTCGGTTCGCCCCAGGGCTGGACAGCACATCCCGCAGATGGCGACTACGACTACTTCGTCGACGCTGGTGGTGCCTACCTGGGCGCATGTCCCGACTGCGGAGTCCGCTCGAGTTTCGACAAGGAGGACGCCACCCACATCGCCGCATTCGACCCACCGGCCGCGCTCGCTCTCGTCGCTGAGGTGCGGGAGCTGCGCGCCAAGGTGGAGAGGGTGCGGGAGATCATCGACGGGCCGGACTACGCCGAGGCGCAGCTCGCACTTGTCGACGAGGCACTCGGGGATGAGGCATGAGCGCGCCGATGATAAGCAACGACCGGCTGGTGCAGGGCACGGTCGCTGCGCTCACCGCGCTGCTTGCGCTCTGCGCTGTCATCGTCGTGCATGCGGCTTTCACGTACGACGACTCGCCTGGCCCGGAGTGGGTGCATGATCGTGGCTCGATCTACTGGACGTGCACCTCGGATGGGCACGCGCTCATCAAGGACACCGATACCGGCTCGACGATGCTTGCGCGTGACGATCGCAAGTGCGACTCGGGAGGATAACGATGAGCACCAACCTGCACCTGCGATGCGTGAGCCATGACCCGCCCATACGCTCCGACGACGTCGGGAGCAGCACCGGGCTGCTCGACATGATCCGCAACGTCATCCGCAACCGATCCACGCTCGTGGCAATCGAAGCGCTCGCCCGCCCCATCGGCGCCGAGGTTAGCTTCGGAACGCGGACCGAGGACGCGACTATGCAGTTCCTGATCCAGCATCCAACCTGCGACATCGAGATCTGGGACGAGTACGGCAACCAGCACTCCGCCATTGAGACGCGATACGTCGCCGTTGAAGAGAAGTCCGACTGCCCAGGGTGCGCCGCACGACAATGACGTGCCACCCCCTAAGCCAAGGCCCCGCCATCGTGCGGGGCTGCGGCATGTTCGTTTCTGTTGAATCCAACACTCGACGGGTAGAATCCAACATGCCCCGCCACCTCACAGAACGGCCCGCCCACCGTGACTGCTGAACCGCTGACGCCCGCCCAGATCGCCGGCCGCATCCGAGCGAGCCTGCACAACATCACCTCGCTGTGGGACGACATGGTCGAACTCGCCGGCACCAGCCCCACCCGCGACCACGCCCAATCCGAACTGACCCGCCCCGAAGCCGTCGCCAACCTACGCCGCGAAATCCACCACGAACTCTCCGTCTGGTGCGACCTCATCCGGCGCTACTTCCCCACCACCGACGCTCCGCCACCCAGCCACAACATGCACGCCATATGCGGCTACCTCACCGACCACGCAGACCAACTCGCCGAAGCCGGACGCCGCGCGCTCGAAGGCATCGAAGACTCAGCCGACGCCATCACCCGCTTCGTCTACGGCGCCAAGAAACCAGCCATCGCGCTCGGCCCCTGCCCACTCACCGACTGCGCCACCGGAACCATCCGCGCCACGCCCGACACCGACCACGAAGGTCGTCCCATCCAACGCTGCGACACCTGCAACGAGAAGCACACCACCGACGAGTGGCTCACCCTCATGCACATCACTCGCAAACCGGAACTGACACGTGACGAAGTGATCCGCCTCGCGCACCAGCAGTTCGGCATCCGCCTCACCCCACACGCCGTAACCTGCCTCACGGGCAAGGGCACCCTGACCGCGAACAAGGACGGCCACTACGACCTCGTCGACACAGTCCGCTACCTCACCGTCCGAGCAGCGAAAACCGCAGCATGACGAGTAGCTTGACAAGAGGCGCATCGACCCGCCACGATGGGTCTCGTCGGCGGTAGTGCGTCTACTGCCAGCCAAGAAGCCCCGGACTCCACGCGAGTCGGGGCTTCTTGCATATCCGGGCCTACTCGTGGCGAGGCTGGCCTGGACGTTGACCAAGTCCACGCGCACGCGCCCACCTAGCCACCGGCATCGGACGCAGCGCGTGGCCCACCATCCGGATGCCGCAGCGGATGGCGTGACACACCCCGCGCGCCCTAGGGAATGGCGGGGAGCTGCGGCCACAACGTGAATGGGGTGAGCCGTGGAGATGGTGACGTTCCGGCGCTGCACTGAACCGGATCTGAGCGATGCGCTCGCAGGCCTCGAAGGTCAGACCGTCAACGTCATCGACCACGACGGCAACGTCATCGGGCAGGCCATCGTCGGCCCGCGCATCTACTCCGACACGCCACGCCTCGACCTTCACGTCGAGCCTGACGCACGAGCGATCGGGGCATGAGCATGGAACGCACACGCATCTTCGTCCGGGCAGGACGCGCCTTCACCAGGCGCCGCCCATTCTGCGCCGACTCCTTCGACCGCTTCCCTACCATCGCTGACCTCTACGAAGAGCAGGCGATGCGACGGGCCACACGGGCAGCCAGACGTGACGCGCTCATTGCCACCATCGAGGAACGTGCAGCAACGCTGCCGCCCGGCCCGATCTGAACACAGGAGACTGACATGGCAGACCGCAAGATCGCGATCGTCAAGGGCGGCGAACAGGTCGCCTCGTTCCCAGGCGACACGCCGTGGGAGATTGTCGGCGACACGCTGCGTGTTCACCGCCCCACTCAGACGGTCCACTTCAGCCCGCGCGCATGGGACTTCATCGTCGAGGATCGCGACGACCTGGCGCAGTCTCCCGTCACGACCTGAGCATGGACGGCGTACAGACCGCGAGTATCACCATCACGCGCACCCTCACCGACGGCGACGACCTCGTCGGATGGGAAGTGACGGGTGATGCGGACAAGCTCATCGTTGCGCTCGGCATGCTCGACCTCGTTCGCGACGGAATGCTGCGAGGCGAAGATGGCCTGGACGCTTGAAAAGGTAGGCGCCGAGGTGCATGTCCTACCTCTCGCCGACAGCATCCAGCACGACGACAGCGACGACTGCGTGTGTGGCCCACTCACTGAAGCCGTGCCACGCGAAGACGGGTCGATGGGCTGGCTCATCACGCATCACTCACTCGATGGGCGTGAACAACGTGAGGTGAGCCGTGGGCAAGCGTGACACCTACCGCGAGCACATCGACTGGGCCGACGTCGAGCGCGCCTATGCCGAGCAGCGACACGAGCAGGACATGCGCGACCTCATGATGCCCGAGCGCGGCGTCATCGTGGACGAGTGCAGGTGGGGCAGGCGAGGGGGCTGAGCATGGCACGGCATCACCCGTTCAACGATGAACGCTGGATCGAATACCGCTGGGCGTGGGGTAAGCCGACGCCGGCATGGCTCGACCTGCTTCACCGCAACCACCCGCAGCTCGACTACCTGCTCAACAGGTTCGTCACCCGCTGGATCACGCGGCGCGAGATCGGGGCGCAGTGAAGCGGCCCTGCCTCGACTGCCCGCGCCTCGGCGAATGGAAGCGTGGCAGGTGCGACCAGCACGAGCGAGCGAGGGACAAGGCGCGCGGGCCACGAGCCCACGGCAACGCCGACGCCACCCACAAGCGCACACGCGCCGCCTACCAGCGTCGCATCGACGCCGGCGAGACGCTGCACTGCTGGCGATGCCACAAGGAGATCGACCCGGCCGACTGGCACCTCGGACATGACGATGACGATCGCTCGATCTACCGCGGCCCCGAGTGTCCGAGCTGCAACCTCAGCGCAGCAGGGCAAGCGAGCGGTAGGATCAGAGAACAACACAAGAGCGGCCCAGGCGGTGCGTCAACACCGTGATCCTGGGCCTGACCGAGTAGGAGCTCGGCTATGGCACATCGTACGTGCACCATCGACGGTTGCAATAAACCACACCGGGCCAAGGGCTTGTGTGCGTCGCACTACAACGCGCAGATGCCAAAGGGTACCCGGCATCCAAGGCTCACCTTGACGTGCGCCGTGTGTGGCGTGGAGGTGCAAGGCAAGACGCGACCGGCAGGCGGTCGCCGTACAGTCTGCTCGAACGAATGCAGGTACGTCCTCCGCTTCGGCTACCGCCGAGAGGACAAGCCGCGCCCGAAGCGCGAACTTGTCGGCCCCATCCGCGCGACGAAGTCAACGGTGGCGTCGGTCACGGTCCTCCCTGCCAGCAGGTACGGGTATCTCGCCGGCCGATGTGCATGGTGCCGAGAGCCCTTCGTGTTCGACCGGAATGTGACCACGCACCCAGCCCGGTACTGTTCGCTGCGATGCGGCCGGAGGGCAGGCAGGGCTCGGCGCGAACAGCAGCGCGGGCGCTTCGCCATTTCGCCCGCCGACCGTCTCGCCATCTACGAGCGCGACGGCTGGGTCTGTCAGCTGTGCTACGAGCCGGTCGACCCGACACTGCACTGGTCGGACAACATGGCGGCCTCGCTCGACCACATCGAGTGTCAGTCATGGTCGCTCATTCCCAACCACTCACCATCGAATCTGCGAACGGCTCATCGACTATGCAACGCGCTTCGAGGCGACGAGCGATGGTCGAGGGTTGCATAACGATGCATCCCTAGGGGCCATGCCCCCTCGGGGCCGCCCGGACAGTCCCCCGCTGGGGAGGCGGCTCCGAGGTGCGGAGGGTTCAAACGTCCGGAACGGCCAGATGGGCCGCATATTCATTCATCTGCCCGGCGCGACGCTGGGCGGTTCGCCGCTGACGCAGCGCGACGCTGCCGGAGGTTTCGATCATGACTCGAGGTGGAGCTCGTAACCGCTCTGGCCCGCAGGCCGACCCAAACTCTGAGCGTAGTGAGCGGCGCGGCTACTCGTTGACGGCGCTGCCGGCTGAGGGTTTCGACGGACCGGTGCCGCCGTGGCCATTGCCGAGGCGTGAGGTGATCGAGAAGATGCCCGACGGCCCGCAGGTTGACGCTGGTGCGACGGCGCAGGTCGCTGCTCGTGAGGCTGAGCTGTGGGAGTGGGCGTGGACGACGCCGCAGGCGTGCGCGTGGTCGATGCCGTCGGAATCTTGGCGGCTGCACACGATCGCGCTGTGGGTGCGAACGTTTGTGCTGTGCGAGTCGTCGCATGCGACAGCCGCCGACAAGGGCAGCCTCCACCGCTTCGCGGATCAGATCGGCATGACGCCGGCCGGGCTCGCGGAGAACGGCTGGAAGATCAAGGTCGATGACCTCGCCGAGCGTGCTGCGCATCGACCTGTCGAGGCTGAGGCTGAGCCGGTGAAGCGTGAGCGGCGCCTGAGGGCGACCTGATGCGCTCGTCGATGGTCGGCGTCGTCGATTTCCCGACGCTTGGCGATCTGATCGACGCATGGATCACTCGGCATTGCCAGATCCCGGACGGGTGGAAGCGCAAGGAGCCGTTCGTCCAGTACGACTGGCAGTTCTGGTGCACCGCGAACCACTACCGCGTCCGCGGCGATGCGACGTTCGACCCTGCTGACCCGCCGCGAAATCAGGCGTTCACGTACCGGCGCACTGACGTTGTTGCGTCGCAGAAAGTTGGCAAGGGTCCGTGGGCGGCGTGTCTGCTGATCGTGCAGGCGGTCGGCCCGGACCAGTTCTGCGGGTGGGCTCGCGAGGGCGACGTCTACCGATGTGGCGACAACGGCTGCCCGTGCGGCTGGGAGTACGCCTACGAGCCCGGCGAGCCGATGGGTGAGCGTCACCCGTCGCCGCTCATTCAGGCGCTCGCGACGTCGCAGGATCAGGTGGACAACATCTGGCGTCCGCTGACGGCGATGATCCGGTTCTCCGGTTCGCGCCTCGCGCCGCTGCTTGCGCCGCGCGAGGAGTTCATCCGCATCGTCGGCATGAACGAGGATGACCCGGAGCTCGACCGCATCGACGCGGTCACCTCGAGCGCGCAGTCACGCCTCGGTAACCCGATCAGCGGGTACGTGCAGGACGAGACGGGCACGCACACCGACGGAAACGGCATGGCGAGCGTTGATTCGGCGCAGCGCCGAGGCGCGGCCGGCATGGGTGGGCGCGGGTTCACGACGACGAACGCGTGGGACCCGTCGCAGAACAGTGTGGCGCAGCGTGACTACGAGGCGAACATGCCCGACGTGTTCACGTTCTACGCTCCTCCGCCGGCGAAGCTCGACTTCTACAAGGAGGACGAGCGGCGCCTGATCCTCGAGCACAACTACTCGGGGTCGCCGCACGTGTCGGTCGACTCGATCGAGGCGGAGTGCGCGGACATGATCGCGAAGGGCGACGGCGCGAAGGCCGAGCGATTCTTCGGATCGCGTCTGGTCGAGGTGAAGGGCGCTTGGATGCCGTCGGACGCGTGGGAAGGTGCGTGGGCTGGTGCAGTGGCTACCGGAGCCGCCTGAGGGTACGCGCATCTGCGCCGGGTTCGACGGGTCGGCCACGGGCGATTTCACCTGCATTCGCGCCGAGACGATCGACGGGATGCTGTTCACGCCACGATGGCCGAACACGCCGACGAAGGGCATGACATGGAATCCCGAGGATACCGGCGGGCGCATCGTCAAGGCGGACGTCACCGAGGCCGTGCATGAGTTGTTCCGCCGCTTCGACGTGGAACGCATGTACTGCGACCCGCCACTGTGGGAGTCGGAGATCATCGACTGGGCCAACGAGCACGGCGATGAGCGCGTCCTGAAGTGGGCGACATACCGTCCCCTGCCGATCCACGAGGCGCTCGAGCAGTTCCGCGCCGACGTCGGCAGCCGCCGCCTCACGCACGACGGCTGCCCGGTCACGACCCAGCACATCGAGAACATCCGCATGCAGCACCGCAATTCGGGGCGCTACGTCGCCGCGAAACCTGACGCGGCACGCAAGATCGACGCCGGTATCACCGCCGTCTTGGCACACAAGGCAGCATCCGACGCGCGCGCAGCGGGCTGGTCGGACGAGCCAGAAGAGCACTTCACCTTCGGGTGGTGAGAGGAGGCGGGCCATGCCGACGATCCTGCAGTGGGTCCGCCTGCTCGAGGAGAAGATCCAGCAGCAGACGTGGTACGCGGCGCCGTACGAGCGTCGCTACCGCAACGAGCACGTCCTGCCGTTCATTGAGCGCGAGTTCCGCGAGGTGTACGGCTCGAAGGTCGACGCGCTCGGCTCTGAGCTGCAGCCGCCCCGTGTGGGCATGGCCGGCATCGGCGTCGACGCGCTCGTGGAGCGCATGACCGTGCTCGGTGCCGACTCTGAGGACGCCGCTGCGGCGAAGCGCGTCGACTACGCCTTCAAGGGAAACGACCTCGATGTGATGCAGCGCGAGGCTGTCCGTGAGGCGCTCGTGAAGCGGGTCAGCTTCGCGCAGATCGACCGCAGTGCTGACGGTCGAGCTGTCGTCGGCATTGAGGCGGCCGAGCAGATGGCCGTACACCGAATGCAGCACCCGCCGTACGACGTCGACGCCGCGCTCAAGGTCAGCGTGGACGAGTGGACGGGGCAGCGCACTGCGCGCCTGTGGCTGATCGGTCGCACCGTCGACCTCCTCGAGGCCGACATGGCGCAGCACGACCCGGAGGGCTCCAACATCGTGAGCCGCTGGACGGTCGTCGCCGATGTACCCTCGCGCCTGCCGGTCGTCCCGGTCGTCGAGTTCGCACACAAGGCGCGCCTGCTCGCCGACCCGACGAGCGAGATCGAGCCGATCGCGTCCCTGTGCGACATCGTCGACCTCATCGAGGGCCTCATGGTTTTCGCCGGGCACTTCGGCGCTGTCCCGATCCGCTTCGGCAAGGGAATCGAGCTGCCGAAGGACAAGGATGGAAAGCCGATCCTCGATAAGGATGGCCGTCCCATGCTGGGGTTCAACCCGCGCGCCGATCATGTGTGGATTACGACGAGCAAGGACGCCGAGTTCGGGCAGCTCACCCCGGCTGGCCTGACGAGCTTCGTCGAGTGGTCCGACCATGCGGTGAGCCAGATTCGCTCCATCACCAAGGTCGCTTCGTCCTACTACCGGCTTGACCTCAAGTCGCACATGTCGGCGGAACTGCTCAAGGTGGATGAGGCGCCGATGGTGCGTCGCATCAAGAGCATGGGCCAGTACGGCAGCTTCGGTGTCGCGTGGCGCAAGCTCATGCAGATCATCCTCATGATCGAGGACCCGGCGTCGACGGCTCTCGTGCAGCCGCGCTGGGGTGACCCGGAGACGCGCATTGAGTCTGCGGCCGCTGATGGCGTGCAGAAGCTCGTCGCGTCCGGGATGGGCGTGCAGACGGCGGCTCGCAAGTTGCTCGGATGGTCTGAGGCTGAGGTCTCGGCGGCCGTTGCGGAGTACGACGCGGCCGAGGCGCGCAAGGTGGAGCGTGACGCGCTCGTCAACGACCCGGTCGTGTCGGCGCTGACGAAGCAGACATCCGATGGTGCAGCTTCAGTCAGCGCTTGAGCACTACCGGCGTCAGCGCAGGATCGCGACGCTCGGCCTGATCGGCGCTCGACGTGAGCAGCAGCGCGGCAACCTCAAGCGGGCACTTGCGCTCGTCACGTTTGCGCAGCTGCAGGCCGCGCAGGATGCGGTCACGGCGTCGCAGGACATGCTTGACGAGCAGGGCGTGCGCGCCCCGGCCATCGCCGCCGTAGATGCTGCGGCGCTCGCCGGTGTCGCGTCGGATGGCCGTGACTTGCTCGGTCTGCTCCAGGCCGTCAGCCGCCCCGAGGCGCCGGCGGGAAGCTTCGATCGTGCAGTGTTGACGCAGATCAGCGACGCGGGGCGCGCAGGCGGTGCGGTAAGCATCGCGGCCCGCCCGAAGGTTACTGGGTACGTGCGCATGCTCGTGCCGCCGTCGTGCTCGCGCTGCGCGATCCTCGCCGGCCGCGTGTACCGCTACAACGCGGCATTCGCTAGGCACCCGAGATGTGATTGCCGAGCGATCCCGGCGACTGAGAGCACGGCCCGCCACCTGACAACCGACCCGCGTGCCTACTTCGACTCGCTCGACGCAGCGCAGCAGGAGCGGCTCTTCACGAAGGCGGGAGCGCAGGCCATCCGCGACGGCGCCGACCCGGCGCAGGTCGTGAACGCTCGGCGAGGTATGGCGACGGCTCAGGTCGGCAGTGAGCGCGTGCTTGCGACAAGAGCAGGTGCGACGCGCGGCCGCGTCCGGTTGATGCCGGAGACGATCATGCAGATCGCCGGGAGTGACCGTCTCGAGGCGATCCGCCTACTACGCCTGCACGGCTACCTGCGCGACTGAGCGCACTCATTTTTCCCGGCGCTGCGACGGCGTTCGGGCTACTTCACCGAGAGCGATTCGAGGAATCCCATGAAGAACACGTCCGGCTGGTCCGCCTACTACGCCATCGGCGCTCGCACGCCCGAGCAGGTGCTCGCATTCCACCGAGCCACGTTCGGGGATGCCCGCATGGAGGCCGAGCAGGGCGGCACGTCCCCTGGTGTCGAGAAGCCCGAGGGTGTCAGTGACGCCGAGTGGGATGCGCTCGGCGACCCCGGCAAGCAGGCCCTCGTCCGTGAGAGGCAGGCCCGCGCCGACCTCGAGGCGCAGCTCGCCGAGGCGCGCAAGCCGAAGCCGTCCCCTCCGGCCCAGAAGACGGGCGCGGAGAAGGGTGAGGCCGCCAAGGACGCATCGAAGGGCGACGACCTCGAGGCGCGCATCGCTGCCGCTGTGCAGGCCGCGCTCGCGCCCGTGCAGGAGAGCCAGCAGCAGTGGCAGGCCGAGCAGCTCGCCGCCCGCGTGCGCGAGAGCGTCACGACGGCCGCAGCGGCTCGCTTCCACGATGTCAGCGACGTCATGCCGCACCTCGATCTGACGCAGCTCACCGATGGCTCGGGTGCGCCCGACCAGTCGAAGATCGTGGCCGAGCTCGAGCGCGTCGCGGCGGACAAGCCGCACCTCGTCAAGCCTGCGTATGCGCCGCGCACCCCGATGCCAGGCGCCCCGTTCGGTGGCGGAGCATCCGCCCCGTCCATCGACGAGCGCGTGAAGGAATCCCTCGCGCGCATGCAGACCGCAGCCGGCGTCCACAAGGGCGCGGCTGCCTGACCTTCCACGGTGCTGAGGCGCGAAGCCGCACACCGCCCCCTCCAGGACACCTCAACCAAAGGAGAAAGCAGTGTCCAACTTCGCGCCCACGCGCACCGAGTACAACGAGAGCGATCGCCGCTGGGCTCGCAACTTCCTCGCGCTCGACACCAACGGTGTCACGCTCGACGGAAGCAAGTTCCCTGCAGGCACCGTCGTCCCGTCCGGCACGCACATCGGCAAGGCTGACGCGTCGACGAAGCTGAGCGGCCCCCGCGACGCGGGCAAGCCGTCCGCCGGCATCCTCGTCAACGACTTCAAGGTCACGCCGGGCAAGCACCTCGTCGCGGTCGCCACCGGTGGCGGCCCCGTCGACCGTCGCTACCTGCCCGCCGGCCACGACGTCGCCGCCGAGCAGTCGCTGACCGCCATCAACTTCATCAACTGAGAGGAGGGAACACATCATGCAGATGATCGATCTCGTTCCCGACCTGCGGCCCACGATCCTGGCCGCCCGCGAGCTGCGCGATGCGCGCAACTCGCTCGCCACGTTCCTTCCGAACACGGCCGTCGACGCCGTCAGCTACCGCCTCGGCCGCCGCAAGCGCCTCGACCAGGCTGTCCCGGTGCGCGCCATCGACGCGCCCGCGACGCCGATCCGGCGCCCCGGCATCGTCGAGGTCAAGGGCGACCTGCCCGCGATCACGCCGATCATCGACCTGTCCGAGCAGGACCTCACCAACGAGATGGTCATGGCGAAGCAGCTCGCCGGCATCCCCGTCGACTGGCAGCCCACCGTCGACGCCGCCGCCGGTCAGGCCGCGCTCGCCATCGACAACACGCTCGAACTGATGCGCGGTCAGCTCCTGTCGACCGGCAAGGTGTCCCTGCAGGCCGAGGACGGTGTCGTCCACGAGGTCGACTTCGGCGTCTCGGCCAAGCAGAACATCACGGCCGCGTCGGCATGGACGCCCGCGGACGCGCTCGACAACCTGTTCGCCGCCGGCAACACGCACGGCGAGGAGGCTGGCATCGACGCCGGCGCGATCCTCACGACGCGCAAGGTGCGTGCGGTTCTCCTCGCGGGTATCGCCGCGAAGTACCCGCAGGCGCCGGTCGGTCAGGCTGCGCTGTCGGCGTGGCTCGCGGACAACGGGCTGCCGGACATCATCACGTACGACCGTGTCCTGTCGAACGTCGACGGCACGCGTTCACGTGTGCTGCCCGAGGGCACCGTCGTGTTCCTGCCGTCGGCGACTGACCCGGTCGGTCAGACGCAGCTCGGCATCACGCAGGAGGCCGTGCAGCAGACGCAGCGCGTGCAGCCGAACGGCGCGACGGCGCTGACGTCGGACATCGCCAAGGGCATCACGATCATCACGCTCGGCAGCGACAACCCGGTTCGTCGCTCCGTGAAGGGCGCGGCGCTCGGCATGCCGGTTCTCGACGACCCGACGCAGCTCACGATCGTGCGCGGCGTCCTGGGCGCCTGATGGGTGCGCGACTGATCGAGACCGTTCTCGCCGACGGCGTCGTCTACCCGGTCGGTACGGAGCGCACCTCGGAGCTGGGCGAGAAGATCCCTGCCCGGTTCTGGGATGCGCCCGAGCCGGAAGCAAAGCCGGCGTCGCGCAAGGCGAAGAGCGAGTGAGTGAGGGGGCGTCGTCATGGCTGACGCGATCGAACAGATCAAGACCGAACTGGGCGACGCCTCCGCGCCCACCGACGCGCAGCTCAAGCTGTGGGTGTCGGACGCGCAACGCCTCATTCAGCGTCGCATCGACAAGCTCGGGGTGACGCTGGCGCCCGATGATCTCGCGGCGCTCACGCGCATGGCTGTCGTCGCGCACGCTCGCAACCCGAGCGGCGCGGCGCAGTACGACGTTGCCGTCGACGATGCTCGCGTGTCTCGGCGCGTGAGCGAGTCAGCGGGGCGCGTCGCCATCGACGATGACCTGTGGGGCATGTTCGGGCTCGACGAGCCTGACCTCTCCGGCGGGTGGTCGGGCAGCATCCCGTACGCGGGGAGCTGGCGATGAGCGATACGTTTGCCGCCGACGTCATGGGTGGCTTGCACGCGGGCCGCTCTCTCGCGGAGTCGCTTATGCGCGACACGGTGCGCGTGACCCGCGAGGGTGATCCGGTCACGGACGCCGACGGCTTCGTGACGGCCTCGAGCACGCTCGTGTACGAGGGGTCGGCGAAGTGGCAGTCACCGTCGGGGTGGCAGCGTTCGCAGGTTGGCGAGTCGGACACGGCCGCCGGAGGGCTCGAGCTGCACCTGCCGTTCGATGCGTCGTCTGGCGTGCGTGTCGGTGACGTCGTGGAGTGCACGGCGTCGCTCGATTCGGCGCTTGTCGGTCGGCGCTTCGGCGTCGTGGACGAGTTCGCTAAGACGCTCGCAACGTCGCGTCGCTTCCGCGTGGAGGTGGTGGGCCGGTGAGCTTCGAGATCGACGTCAGTGGCTTCGACGAGTTCGCCGCGAAGATGTCGCGACTGAACGTTGTTGACATCGCCGAGCCGGTGGTGCGCAAGGCGGGTGTCGAGGTGAAGAAGTCGATGCGCGCGGACGCTTCGGGCCACCGGCATGCGCCGCGTCTGGCGCAGTCGATCAGCTTCGACGTGAAGCGCAGCGCGAACGCGATCGAGGTGCAGGTCGGCCCGCGGCGTGGATCGACGGGTTCGCTTGCCATGTACTGGCTGGGCAACGCGAGGATGGCGCCCGTCCTGCCTCACCCTGACCGGTACGCGCAGCGCGAGGCTGAGCAGACGGTCAGGCACCTCGTGGCAGCTTTGCGGAGGGCGCTGCGGTGAGTGTGACGACGGATCATGCGCGGGCGCTCGCGGCGATGATCGCTGCCGAGACGCGCGCCAAGGTGTACCTGTCGCGGCCGCAGGACCCGAAGCCGGTCGACTTCCCGTACGTCGTGTTGTCGATGGCGCCGAGCGGGCTGGACACGGATCGTCTTGCGGCGGCGCCGCATCGGGCTGACGTGTCGTTTCAGACGATGTCGGTGGGCCTAACGGTCGAGTCGGCGCAGATCGTCGGTGACGCCGTGCAGCGTGCTTTCGCGCTGAACCGTCCGATCGTTGAGGGCCGTTCGTGCGGCAGGGTGCATCAGACCGCGGAGCCGTACATCGACGCGCAGGACGTGAGCCTGCCGGATCGCACCGTGTCGACCGTCATTGACCGATGGTCATTCGTTTCGCGCGCAGCCGTGTAGCTGCGCGTCTCCACCTCTCAAGCCTCCACGCCGTGGGGGCTTTTTTGCTGCCCGGAAAGGGGACGCAGATGGCTTCCGCTTACGAGCTCGTGCGGGTCGAGGACCCGTCGACGGGCCACCAGTACACGACGTCGCGCGCTCACGCGGAGAGCGCCGGCCTGACCGTCCTCAAGGGCAAGAAGGCCGCCAACTCGCGGGGCAAGGCGCTGCGTGCGCTGCCTCGCACCACGAAGGGTCGCGAGCCCGCACCGCGACCGAAGGACCAGCCCAAGACCGAAGAGAAGGACTCCTGACCTATGGCTACCAAGACTCCCATCGTCATCCCGGATGGCGTCGACGCGGAGGGCTCACTGCTGCTGCTGTGGGTGCCGACGCTCGCTGACCCGACGAAGCCGACGTTCGCTGAGCTGACCGCTTCTGGCGTCGTCGACATCTCCTGCTACCTCGACAAGGGCGGCTTCAAGCCGGGCGCCGACGTCGACAAGTACAAGATCGAGCGTCTGTGCTCGAAGAACGTCGTCGAGAAGCTCGGCACCGTCACGTACTCGATCGACAAGCTCGTCTACATCTACGACGTGCAGAACCCGGAGTCGGAGGCGAACAAGGCGTACCGCGCTCTCGTCGAGGGCGCTCAGGGTTACCTCGTGTCGCGCTGGGGCGTCGACCTGGAGGAGGCGCGCAACCTGCGTCAGACCGACGTCATCGACGTGCACAAGGTCGAGCTCGGCCCGCGTGTGAAGCAGCCGCCGGAGGCTAACTCTGAGCTGAAGGTCGAGCAGGAAGTCGGCGCGGTTCAGCTCTTCGCTGAGGACTACAAGCTCACGGCCTGAGCCCACCTACGGGCGGGCCGCGTCTACCTGTGGCTGGGGAC